GCGAGGTGGCGGTCTGCATCGTCAAGCGCGCACTGCGTGATGGCGAGATTGAAGAAACGAAGAAGACCTTTTCGATGTCCGAAGCAAAGCATGCCAAGCTGACCGGCAAGGGTGGTGCCTGGCAGAACTATCCGAACCGGATGTTGCAGCTCCGCGCAAGGGGCTTCGCCCTGCGTGATAGCTTCCCCGATGCCATCAAGGGGCTGATCACGGTGGAAGAGGCGCGTGACTACAATGCCGCCGAAAAACGTCCCGCTGAGAAGGCCGTACAAGCACCATCTGTGGCGTCTGAGGGTGATACTATAGAAAACATACTGACGGCTGTCAGTGAGGCTGAGAGCGCCAGCAATGAAGGCGTCGTTCTGCCGGAGTTTATTTTGTCCAAGCCATCCGGCGAAATGCAAACATATGGGTCACAAGATGAGTGGGCCAGCGAGTACGCGGACCTGATGTTGCAGATGCGAGTGTATGACAAGCTGCCGGCAGAGACACGCCGGTCCAGGCTGAAAGAGCTGGAAGAGTGCAACGCCGAAACGCTGGCCCAGATTGATGAAGCCCTGGCCGCCGAGCTGAAGGACAAGCGGGTCACCTACAACAAGCAACTATCAATGGAAGCAAAGGAGGGCAGCGATGAAGCACGGTCTTACTCGCAAGCAAAAAGCGGTGTTTGATTTCATCCGTCTGTACATCAAGGCCAATGGTGTGTCGCCATCGGTGCGCGATATCGCCACCGGCAAGATCGATGGGCATCAGGTTATGTCCGAGCGATCCAGTTTGCAGTCGGTACACCGCATGATCAAATGCCTGGAACAACGCGGCTGGATACAGTCGCTACCAGGCCAAGCCAGATCAATCACGATTTGCGATTAGACCCAACCATGCCATAGGCGATGGCAAAGGCTTGCTTGCGGGGCTTGCCCTCTTTCATCAGCGTCATCGCCTTGGCCGCTACCTTTTTATCAAAGGCTTCTTTTTTCGCTGTCTTTGCCATCATGCTTTCCCCTTGATCAGATCCTTGTCTGCCTTCCGAGCGCCGCCTTTGCCAGAGACAAATGATTTTACCCGGCCCATTGCCCACTGATGGGCTGATACCTTTGGCCGGCTGCCAGATGAATAGTATGCACCAAGCCCCCGACGATAAACCTTGTTGAGGGTAGAGGAGCTGAACCGTCCAGCCCCAGGTATGCTGCTAAATTTTGCCATTACCTTCCGCTCCTTTCCTTGCTGATCCTGTCCATCATGGCCGGCGTCAGCATGCCCATCCGATACAGCCGGCGGGTGCGTTTGATCTCGGCCCTGGTCTTGTCCGGGTTCTTAGATCCGCGGACATACTTGGATGGAAGCCCAGACTTCTTGTCCTTTGGGACGGGCTTGAACTTTCTCATGCTGGCACCTCAAGCAATGACAGACGATCGGATATCCTCTTAGCCCGGTTGGGTGTTTGCTTAGCCCACCGGCTGTCTAAAATCTCTTCGGCCAGGTCGCCCCACTGGTGGTCATTGGCGTAGGCAATAGACCGCTTGAATTTGCTGAAAGTTGGTCGGCCGAGCTGATAACACATATTGGCCAGGCACAACTGGGCCTCTTCAGGAAAGCCATCAAAGTCTTCGAAGATGATGCGGCAGTCATCAATCGTCATCTGGATATCAGCATTGAAACATTCGGTAACCCGCTCCGGTGATACCGCTGTGCCGATTGGCTGGTTGTATTCGGGGTCTGATTCCAAGACCAAATGGCCCACACCCAGCGTAAGCTTCATTTCTGAGCATAGGTATGTTTCAAATCTGACCCCTTCGTCTGCCTCTAAATCTTCACGCAGCTTGTCGATGTTCATTTGGTTAAACCTTTCTGCTTCTCATAGGTGCGGAGCGATCCGATGCCGAGCATGCCGCCAAGGACTGTGAGAAGCGTACCCATGTCGAACTCTGGCAGATCAGGCATATCCATGCCGGCGAACGCTACGCCGAACACAATCAAGTCTTTCAGGATGAAGTGGTACGCAAAAGCTAGCGCACACACCCATCCCACCGCTGGCCTCCACCCCCCTTTGAACAGAGAACCAGAAGCTGCTTCGGCCTTGTTGATTTCGAGCTGGGCCAGCACTTGTTCCTGGGCATGTTTGGCACCCATCGTCGCAATCTCATGGGCAAGCTTTGCCTTCTGGTCTTTGTCTTCAATGAACTTATCTAGCAGCCCAGTGACCGGGCCAATCAGCGCCTGTATCATTCGTATATCCTTTCCTCTTCAGGATCGACCTGGCGCGGTACGCAGTAGGCGGTCACGCGATCTGCCGGGTCGAGATAGTCCATCGATCCATAGCTGCCGTGCCGCCGGCTGACAGCCGACGCAAAGTAGTTGCAGCGTTCGATCGACCAGAACATCATGTTGCCGCTCTCCAAACGCCGTGCATCGCCAGTTCCGAGATAGACCAACAAGAGGAAAACATCAGCCACACCGCTAGCTTTTCTCCGAGTTTAGCCAGACCGCCAGCGACCCCGTGGCGGCACCAGTGACCACCGAAATGAGGGCGGCCCTTTCAGCAGTGGTTTCCTCAACGGACAGACCGGTGAACCAAAGAATGCAGTAGATATAGACGCCGGTAAAAACCAGCATCATGAATCGAGGCAGTATCTTCAGCTCCAGCATTTTCCGGGCAATGTCTTCAACTGTCATTTCTGGCTGTCCCTGATGGCTTTTAATGTCTCTTGAATTGTAATGTCCTTGCGTGCTTTCGGATCGTACTTGCATTGGTACTCGCTGGGGATGAACTCCAGGTAATCGAAAAACTGGCTTTCAATTGTGTTGTTCTGGCCTCGGAAGATGCAAAGGGTTTGCCGGTCTTCGAGCTTTTCGCACTTCACTTTGCGGCACGTTGTCATTTGTTCTGTCGGTTGTGCAAACGCGCCTCTGATCCACAATCCCCAGATGACGACGCCGATCAGGCCGGCGATAATGATGAAGGCAACTCCAAAGTTGCCAGCTTGCTCCAGCATCTTTTTGCGTCGTTTGATTGCTTTCGCTCTTGCCTTCGCCCGGCCGTCCTTGGCCTCTTCACAGAATTTCTGGTAGTCCCGCCACAGACCTGGGCGGCCCGACAGGATTAGCATTTGCTTGATTTCAGCTTCGCGCTGTTTGATCTCCTCTAGGGCTAGAAATTCTTGTAGGTCATTACCGCCTACGCCCCTTGCACGCTTTTGATTTCCACGGCGCTGCAACTCTTCTTTTGCAGACATCAGATCGCCAATTGCCTTGCCGGCGCGCATGATGTCGCCAGAGTTTTGCACCGTTTTTTTTATGATTGCGAAGGCCGCATTGGCCGCCGCCAGCTCGGCAAGCACAACTCACTCCCTCGCAAGAGCGCGATCCAGCTTGTCCTCCAGTCTTTGAAGGGAACCGTGGATGGCGTTCATGTCATCGCGCATATCCGACCTGGTGGCGTAGATCACCCGCGTGTCCTGCAACAGCAGATCCAGTCGTTTGATCTCCGAGCTTTGACTGCGAATATAAAAGCCGCCAGCCATCACCAGGATGCCGATCAGTGTGTCAACGATATGCGTCAGGTCCATGTTACTTCTTCTTCGCCGCCTTCTTGGCCGGCGCTTTTTTGACAGCCTTTGGAGCTGGTGCCGCTGCCTTGGGCTTCAGCTTCGGGTTCAGGTCATAAAGATGGGGCATGAAGGTTCTCCCTAGCTTGTTCAATAACTGTTTCATGCGTTTGATCATTGTACAGTCCTACTAAAAAATTAGACACTCTGTGCATCCATTGCTTGCTGGAACGCTGTCTTTACACTATCGCTCCACACGGCGTTGCAGATGCCCTGCACCTCAGTGCTTTCGGCAGAGATGTCTGTGTCAGCCCAAGTGCCGCTTGCTTTAGTGCTGGGCTGCAACACATGCCGATGAAAGCTGCGGCTAATTTCAACGCCGTCTCTCTTGATGACGGTTGCGGTTCGCACCTGAACACTGGTGCCGTTAATCACCTCGATTTTATCTTGTTCTGTTGTTTCAGTAAGTGTGGCCATTTTTATCTCCTATGGATGGACTGTCCGACCCGCACCTCCGGTGGGGTTACACTGAAATGTAAACGCCAGCAAAAATTAATGTTTTGCCTGACATATCCGCATTTTTTACGTTGTTGCCGTCATGCAATCGCAAATCCATATCTGTGGTTGTATTGCCTTTGAGGATGGTAAAGCTACTGCCCTTATCAGAATATCCGACAGTAAACGCTCCATAGGCGTTAGACGGTTGTGTGCCAGCAAACGGAAGCCCCGCTATATTCGCATTACCGCTTGTGTCACTGTTTGTGGGGAAAACTATATATGCCTGTATTGCTACGAGGCTTCCTATTTTACGATATTTGGCAAAGTTGTTTGTAAGCGTCTGACCGTTACCTGTTGGCGTCCAATCGCCTTCTTCATAATCATCCAGCAAATTAGCCGACGCAGTGCCGCCAAGAAAAATGCCACCTTCGTTTACTATTCTTCCTGCGGTTGCAACACGAATGTCACCACCGCTTTCAATGCGTAGGCGTTCGGAGCCAGCCGTGTTGAAACTTAAATCTGTGTTAGTGCCAGCACCCGCATTTTGAATCGTTGCAAACCCATTACCAGCGACGTTTTGCAGCTTTAAAGGGAGGCCAGCGTGTATTTCGACAGCCGTATCGACATAGGCAGTGCCGGAGAGGTAAAGGTCTTTGAAGCGTGTTGAACTGTTTCCTAAGTCGTGAGTGTTATCATTTAATGCACCTGACCCACCTGCCGGAAGAACACCTGACCCGCCTGATGGAAAAGCAATACCACCAAAAGAACTGTCGCCTATAAATAAACGGTCTGTATTAACCCCAATACTCCCCACAGTGGTGCTGTCTTTGGCGAACTCAATAATATCTCCATCTGTGGTCAGACGATTTATGTAGAGTGGACGACCAGCGAAAGTTTGGGTAATTGCGCCTT